GGTGAAGATCCCGAAGCTTTGAAGGTTTTACTTAATTCTATGGTCAGAACATTTGTTTTGATAAAGGAAAAAGTTGTGTTGACAACACATTCTATGCCTTCAGGTTGTTGGGTTACAGCTTTCTTTAACTCTTTGATAAATAGATTTTTAACCGCTATGGTTTTATTTACTGAAATGGCTAAGGATGGTTTAATACCTACTGTTGAAGATTTCGATGCGTTGACAGACTTTGTGATGGGAGACGATAAAATATGCGGAGCTCCGAAGCGTTTGGCAAAGTATTTTAATGCTATAACAATGAGAGATTTCGCTCATAGTATAGGTATGAAATATACAGACGGAGACAAAGGAGAAATCACAGAGATTTCGAAACCTTTAAGCGAATGTGTCTTTTTGAAACGAAACTTTAAGTTTCATTCACAGCTATGTACCGTTGTTGGACCTTTGTCTTTAACTACATTAATAAATTCATTAAGATACAAAGATTCTTCTAGGGATTATGACGAAATTATGGGAGGAAAAATGACTGCTTTTCAATTTGAAATGTTTCTTCATGAGAAACCAGAACTAAAAGAAAAAGTTCTAGAATCAGCACGTGAATCTTCTTTTTATTTTAAAGAGTTTAGTGATGAGCACATTAGTAAAACTATGAAAGAAGATGATACTTATATTTCAATAATGAAGAATTTAGGGAAGATGATTTCATCTTATTCTTGAGTTCACACCCCAACTTTTAGTTGAGACATAGTAAATGGAGTTATAAAAGGTTTTATCCTAGAAGCCTTGCTACCTACTATGTCAGAAAAAATAGGAAACGGAAGATTTTAATGATAGTCTTCCTGTGAAAACATATCATTTCAAATAATAAAATTAACAATACAGATAACAAGTTTGCAACAGAAATGTGTTATGACATGCAACAAACAAACCAAAGTATGGGAACATCCGTCGCTAGTATAAATACTCGAGATATAATCTTTAGCAAAGATCATCACGATGTTTATCCAGTAATAGATTTCCCTGAAGAATATAGAATCGATACCAAACCTTTTGTGAATAGACCTTTTTTCGTAGATAGTGTCGTTTGGTCTAACGAACCCGCTTTTAGTTTTTTAACCACTAAAATTAATAAATTACCTAGAGACGTTTTTACGTCTAATCTATCTTTAGAGACAGCATTGAAGCTAGGAGCTTATTTCAGAAGTGATTTATCTTTAAATATCTCAGTAGCAGGTACAATATCTCACGCTGGAGTTATTTTGGTAGGAATTTTACCTCCGATGCCTTATAACTTGAGTTCTAAGAAATATCTGGTAAATACGCTAATGTCTGGTCCTCATTGTTTTTTAAATGCAAATGAGGCCACATCTAGTGTATTGCACGTACCATGGTATTGTAACACCGATGTTGCTAGTTTGGACATTCGTCCTACTGCCCCTACTACTGCCACTGCGTTAAGTGAAGGATTACTACCTGGTGATTTCGCTACTTTAGCTCTGATGGTTTTAAACCCTTTGTCAGTTTCAGCAACAGCTTCTACGGCTTTAAATATTACTATAGAAGCATGTTTTAGTTCTTTAGATATATATGTACCTAGTCC